ATTTTTTGAAATCAGTTTCATTGGTTTTTTGATGAATTGCACCTGCGCAATTAATAATATAATCTTTTTCATTAATCTTATAACTATCTAAAATGTTTACTAATTTACTCCAATTATCATTTAATATATCAAACATTTCTCTGGTAATACAAATAATATTAAAATCATTTGATAATATTTTAGTTACATAAGTACCTAACATACCAGTTGATCCAAATATATAAATTTTATTTATATCCATTTAAATATACTTTATAAGATATATTTATATGATTTTTAACAAAAAAATATTAATATTTGGAGGAACTGGATCATTAGGTAATAAACTAAACGAACGATACTTGAATAATAATGTTATCTATAATTTTTCTAGGGACGAGCATAAACATTGGAAAATGAGATTAAAGTTTAAAAATAATAAAAATTTAAATTTTATTATAGGAAATGTTGCGGATAGAATGAGAGTTAAGGAATCAATTAAAAGGGTAAAACCAGATATTATTATAATTGCTTGTGCTATGAAACATATAGAACAATGCGAGGTAAACACTAATGAAAGTTTAAATACAAATATGTTAGGAACAAAATATATACTTGATGCTATAGAAGATAATTTAAATATATTAACAAATTTGGAGTCAGTTTTATTTGTAAGTTCGGATAAAGCGTGTAGCCCAATTAATAATTATGGAATGGCAAAAGCTTTATCAGAAACCTTTTTAATAGAGAAATCTAATTTCGTAAAAAATATTAAGTTTGTTAATGTTCGATATGGAAATGTACTTAATTCGAATGGGAGTATTATTCCTAGATTACATGCTATGGGAGAAGATGATAATTATAAAGAGTTTTATTTAACACATGAAAAAATGACTAGATTTGTAATGACATTAGATCAAAGTGTAGATTTAATAGAATATGCTATAATTAATGCGGAAAGCGGTGACACTGTTGTTTCTGAATTGGTTTCATTAAAAGTGAAAGATTTAATAGAAATATTTTCAGAAAAATATAATAAATCTATAAAAATAACTGGGTTAAGACCAGGAGAAAAACTACTAGAATCATTAATTAATGAATCACAATCAGGTAGAATTGAAAAACATGGGAAATACACTCATATCAAATCAGTATTTTCTTATAAAAAAACAATAGATGCTGATAATTTACGAGATTATAATAGTACAATAAATCCTTTAACAAAACAAGAATTAAAAGATTATTTAATTAAATTAAATCTATTATAAGTCATATGTAAATTTATTCCATTTTTCATAACATTTTTCTTGGCTTAAATTTTCTAATATGAATTTTCTTGGTTCATACGTATCTACGTTTTTAATAAAAATATCAAACTTTTTTTCTAATTCATCATAATTATAAAAAAATTCTCCACATTTTTTATCCCAATAAGGTATAGCAGTAACAGGCGATAATACATTTTTGTATGCTTCTCGCATAGTCCATTCTTGCTTTCTTAATTTTACATCCCATACTAATAAAGGAATGTCACAGGATAAAGTTTCTTGAACAGCAAATCCTTGACTTTCATGTCTTCCTAACCAAATACCATATTTTGATTTTTTTAATTGTTTCAAAAAATCGGACTCTTCATATCTATTCAAATAACTAAATACCTTATATTCTATATTTTTCTTTTGTAAAAAAGTTTCAAGTAATTGAAGTTCTACCGGATTTCTATTTTTATAATAAACTAAAACAGATTTATTCTGTCGTCTATCAATATCTGGTTTAAATTTATGTGTATTTACACCAAAAGGTATTGCTTTCATAGGAAGATTTGTAAAATTAAATTCTTGTTGCCAAGTATTAACAGATGGTTGTGATGGTTGAATATATACAGCATTTTTGTGTATATTATTAAATTGCCGTACAATTCTATTTGGAAAAACTGAAAAATGATTGCCAAATATGAATTTTTTATTTGGATATTGTTCTATAGGTATAAATGTACTGGCAGAAAAAACAATGTCGGCTTCTTGAAAATTATTTGTTAAAATAAAATTATTTTTAACATAGTTGTTTAAAAATTCTTGATTTTTATGATGATAATTATTAAATAAAAACGCATTCTTTTTATTTGTGGTCATTTATATTTGAATATTGTATTATTTTTAAATATAAAATGAAATTATGTTTTAGGACATTTAATTAAGTATGTTTTTCTACCATGATTATTTGTAATATCATCGATTGAAGCAATAGATATTAATGATATATCACATTCTAATCTTTTGAATAAATTTAATTGTGGTTTTGCTTCTCTATCATTATTTGTTTCATATACTATTAAATTACATTTTCCCACTGCGTATGTATATAATTCTTCCCATTTTTTTATCCAAGAACCAAGTGCTAATAAAAATAATACATCGATTTGAACATCTTTTATTTCATCGAAAGTCAGAGAATTTAAATCTTTAACAAAAAATGATAAATCATTATTATACTGCAGAATATTATTTATGTAATTTGCTGCTTTAATACAATTTGTATTGAAATCATATCCTATACCCTTTTTAATATCAGGTAAATGTAATAACATTCCGCCTGAATTACAACCAAAATCTAATACAGTTTTATTTTTAAAATCTACATGTTGTCTAATAATTTCTAATCTTTTCATAGGATTTCTTTGACCATGTATATTTATATTAAAAATATCAAAAGAATGATAACCAAATATAGTTCTATTATTCCACCCATTATTATGTACATTTCCTGTAGTTGCATTTAATTTTTGTTCTATATTTTGTATTGTTGTATTATCATATGTAATATTGAAATATTTTAATGGTATATTTGATATAAAAATATTTTTAAATAATAAAATAGATAATCTATGAACTCCATCTCGTATAATATATTTATTAATAGTTGAATCATATTCAATAAGTAATGGTTGCATTTTTTGAATATCAAAATTATCTAATATCTTTTTATAATTATTAACACTATGTTCCTCTTGCTTTGTAACGGATATATATTGGTGATATACATCAAAATTATTAGTAGTTAATGCTTTATAATTAATAGAGTCTTTTATATGTAAAATATCATGAGGGTTAATATAATATGCTTTATATTGTGGGTTTTTACAATAATTTTTTAATGTATCATTAACTAACCATTGCGAACAATATATATTATTAATATTCAATGACATATATATTATTTTGTTGATATTATTTTTAAGTTGATATTAATCTAATCTATTTCTACTGGTCTTTCTATAATATCCATATCTTTTCTATAAATAGACCAATATTGTTCTTTTTGACTATTTTTAAATATCCATTTATCAGGAGCTATAATACGAGGTTTATCGTATATTGAAAGAAATGAACCCCACCAATAAAATGTTGAATTTGAAATAATATAATTTTTAAATAAAGCCATTGTTAATAACATGTTTTTATCTTCTTTAATATCCATATAAACAAATTTTTCTCCTTTAAATTTTTGTTTGCACCATTCAATATCATCAGATATAATATAATATTTTTTTTTATTCATTTTTTGTAAAGCTTGAGAATAATATGTCATTCCACACGGATTATGTGTATCTGGATAGGTAATATAATCTCCACGTCTCACTCCCAAAAATGCGAAATCGTGAGGCTTTGACAATTCAGGATATCTGTTCAAAATATCTGTATTATTTTTTAAATATGAAACAATACCTCCATCCGGTGTGAAAAGTTGTTTAATTTCATTTGTGTATTCTCTCCAATTCCAGTCAGATTGAAAATATCCATTAAGACACATTGATTTAGATTTTCCAACTCTTGTGTTTTTTATATGATTTATTTGTTCAAGCAATGGATACGCATTCCAAGACATTTCTTTTATATTCATATCCATAATTGGGAAATTATTAATAAAATTAACACCTTGAAATATATTTGAATAATAAGTTGAAGGATGTTTTCCTTGTCTACAACCTCCAAATTGATTAAGTTTGAACGATAAATTATAATTTAATTTTCTAGACATCGCATAAGCAGCAGCTATTTGAAATAATTGATTTCCAATACCTCCTTGTAAATTAGCAGTCATAGTTTCTGGACTAATTGAACATATAATATCTTGAATTATTCTTTTAACCGAATAAGTAATATTCCAGTTAGGGTAATCATTTTTAAATTTAGATAAATCACTAATGTACCATATATGATCTCCGGAACGAGCTTCATCAAGCAATTCAAAATTTTTCCAATCTCCGCCGGTCAGTTTATTAACCAAATCAATTGTTTCAATAATACTCAAAGAATTATCTCTCCCTCCTCCCATATTATATACGGCTCCAGGTTTGGGGTTTTGATGATAATTCCAAAAGGCATTCACTAAATCATATGAATGTATATTATCTCTTACTTGTTTCCCTTTGTATCCAAATATTTTATAGTGTTTATTGGTAACAATACATTTAACAATATAGGACAAAAATCCGTGTAATTCTGCTCCTTGATGATTAGGTCCTGTAATACAGCCTCCTCTAAAACAAACTGTGTTCATATTAAAATATCTACCATATTCCTGAACCATCGCGTCGGCTGATAATTTACTTACCCCAAATAAAGAGTGTTTACAATGATCAACAGACATATTTTCATCAATAGCTCCTTTACCTTTTAGTTCATATCTAGTTTCTAATTCTTCAATGTCTAATCTATTAGGATTATCTCCATATACTTTATTAGTTGACATAAAAATAAAACTAGATTTTATACAATGTTTTCTTGTAAGTTCTAATAAATTTAAAGTGGCTACAGCATTAATTTCAAAATCAGTATGTGGTTCTTTTGCTGCCCAATCATGAGAAGGTTGTGCAGCACAATGAACAATACATTTAATTTTATCACCGTATTTTTCAAAAATTTCCTTTTCTAATTTTTCTTTATTTCGGATATCAATATTATGATGAATAAAATTAGAATATTTATTAGTTAATTTATTTGTTATATTTTGAGTAGAGGTGTTAAAAAAATATTTTCTCATATCATTATCAATTCCTATTACGGTGTATCCAATATTACTGAAAAATCTAACGGTTTCAGACCCTACGAGACCACCAGAACCAGTTACTATACAATATGGCATATATTTATTTAATTAAATTTATCTTTATATTATTATTAATCTAATTTTTTATCACTATACCAATATCCACCATTACATCCTTTTTCCCAACCAACGTCTCTCTTGCTATTTTTTTTGCCATAATGCCATTCGGTTTATATAATTGATGTGTAACAACTGGAATAAATTTTTTTTCAATAGTTAGTAGCGCATATCCTTTACGCACCTCCTTGATGACTTCGTTTGCTATTTTGGTTTTTACACCAAAGGTAGCATAGCCTCTATAAGATCCAAAATCCTTTCTAGTATCTGGAATAATTTTCATTAGTGCATCTTGAATAATTTTATCTTTTTCTTTTTCGTATTCATCTTTGCCAAGTTTGATTATATTCATACAGGATAATACATCTTTTCTTACTTCCGCGGCATCAGGTCCTTGACATTCATACCAGGGACCACTCATGTTTATAATTAATATATTTATAAATTTATATCAATATATTAATTCAATTTTTTAAAAATCAACACCCTCCATCGAAAATGCTTCTTCGGTTTTCTTTTCACTTGATAAACTATAA